CGGACGCACCTCCACGATACTCGGTCGTCTGTACATACCTTCAAGAACATTCTTACGAGTCTTTGCCAATTTGATTTTGTACAAATTATTTTCGGAAAAGGTTGCGATACATTTCATAACTTAACGTAGCATAAAGATTTTAAGTGTCTTGTGAATAGAAATGTCTTCTTACAACGTCGAACCCTGTAACTTCAAGTATCGTGTCTCCTCCCTCGAGAAGGTGGTCGACGGTGACACCATCGATGTCAACATCGATCTCGGTTTCGATGTCTGTACGAAGCAACGTGTCCGTCTCCTCGGCATCGATACCCCAGAGTCTCGTACGTCGGACAAGGAGGAGAAGAAGTTTGGTCTCCTCTCGAAGAAGAAGCTCAAGGAGTGGTGTCTAAAGGCGGTCGCATCTGAGAAGGATGATATCGAGATCGAACTCAGATGCCCCGAGGCGGATTCGAGGGGTAAGTTTGGTCGTGTACTCGCCGAGGTTTGGGTGTGTGAGGAAGGTATTTGGACCAATGTCAACAAGTGGTTGTGTGATGAGGGGTACGCTGTGCCATATGGTGCGGAAAACAAGGCCCTCGTCCAGGACCTTCATATGGCGAACCGCAAGAAGCTCATCGAGCGCGGTGATATCGACGCTTAAAATACATGACTATGAAAAGTATGACGAGTAACACGATCAATTGTGTCATGTATTCATCCGAATAATAATCAAGAATCAAATTTGGATTTTTGAGAAGATACCAAAGATTTTTACGTTCAAATATTTGTGTGATGGACATGTTGATTCCGTGTCCCTGTGTGGCGTGCCATGACCAAGGCGGAATCATCAAACTATCACCGGGTTGTAACGTCACTTTGTATATTTTCATTTTGCTATGGTCCATCTTGAAAAAGTCCTCCTTCGCAAAATTGGATTTACCTACAGCGAATACACTGTTTTTATGAATATCGGGATTGTCGTAATTATCAAATATGTACACCGTTTTCGAACCATATAGTTGGTTGAGTATGAAATCGGAGTTTACGTGCAAATGTAACCCACTCGAATGACCGTTTCCTAGATACAACATCAAGGCTTCAACCTTCCTGTCACTTGTGTTCGGGTTACGTAACGTCTCAAGTAGACTTTTGGATACTCGTTGTTCAAAAAGATCGACTTCTGCACAGTAGATGGAAGGTGGTCGTTTCTTTTTCCAGTGTGCGATGAGATTTGGAATGGACATCGTCCCCATAATAGCTGTGGTTGTGTCCGTTTCGGGTGTATCATATAGTTCAGCGGGGAGTTCCATGTGACCGAACATTTTAATAACATTTTCAAATGACAACTTCCGTGCTTTGGGTTGGTATAACCCGCGTATGACAATTGGGTGTGTGATTTCTCGGGTGATAATCTGTTTTTCTTCTGGTGTCATCTGACTGTATACATATGTGGGAAGATCCATCTATAATCAGATGATATTAAAGTTTCGGGGTATAAATGATCAATCATTTTGAAGCAAAGGAAACGTATGCGAAAAGATACAAAACTAGGTAGTGTATGGATACTTTCGGACCCATAAGTTACATATCCACTTTTCACCAGACTTTACAGGATTCCCACCGTGTAAAGCCTTGGACGTTTCCATCTCGTAGTTGTCGAGTGTGTCGAAAAAGAGGGCGTCACCCGCCTTGAGTTTGTACGCTTTGTTCAGATTTGGGAATACAGTCTCACCACCTTCGTAGTCATCGTTGAGAGCCAAAATGAACGTGTACATTCTTGGATTCTTGTCCCCCTCGATCACATCTTGATGAGGTTCGTAAAATCCACCCGGTTTGTATCGAAGAACTTGAAGTCTTTCACAGTTTACGATTGGGCGGTCCGTATTTTTGAGACACCGCTTTATGATAGCATCCACTACAGGATCACCCCGACCAAGCCACGCTGTTTCACTCTTGCGCATCTTTTCATCTATGCGACGTTCCTCTGAAACCAAAGATGGTTCGAGATTCTTCTCACATTTCTGAATGATGTGTCGCCGCTCTTCGGGTGTTATAAAATCGTGGTAGACTCGGGGTTTTGGATACATGGGTAACAAGTACACGACAATCAAAATCAGAAATAATATGAGTATCATCTTAGAATACTCACACATAAATATTTCTGGGGAGTCGACAATTGTATCGTTTTCGAATCGATTCAAAAATATCATTTCCATAGTCTACGATTTTCTGTAAAAGATCTACGATTTCGTCATGTCGTCCAGGGTCTATCACGTACTGTCTCAACAAGTCCCCACCCGTGTTGGCCATCATTTCGAAAATGTTCGATAGATCCCTGGATTTATCCGTATATTTTTCCTGTCGCTGTAAAAAATGTTTGAAATCCTGTTCTGTAATATCATTCAACATATAAGCAATTCGCATCTGTGTATTATCAAATGGTCGTAGATCCAAATACATGTTTTCACGTTCTACTTGATGCACGACCATCGCGTATTGGAGTATTTCATTCGTGGCACCAATTTCTCGAAGTTCTCTGAATGAAGGTACACCACCACATGGGATGTCTCCATGCTCCCGAGACATCATCGTTTTCTTCTTAAACTCTATGAAATGTGGGTTGTGTATCCGACCAGTTTCAATTTCACCAGTGCGCCAATTGAATGCGGTGTGACACGAAATGCACCACATCTGTGCACAACCACTCGTCTTGTGAATGACCGTCCCACACTTTGGACAAGACTTACTATCTCTGTTTAAAAGTTTCATAGTCTTGACAGTCTCGGGGTCACATTCGTGTTCGGGTGTCAGTGGTTCGTTACAGTCCTTACAATATGAATGTTCGCACAATCCACAATACCATTCCTCATTGAGAAAGCCCTTACATTCTTCAACTGGGCACTGACGCACGAAACGCCTCGGTTCGTTATCAAGGGTTGATCCGTTCATTCGAAGCTGCTCGAGATGTCTATATGTGTTTTCCATATCTCGATAAAGAACATGAATATCATTCGGTAAAGGTTGCTCGTATTCGAACGTACCGTATCGATGATGGAGTTCAATCAGTTCTTCCTTTTGCTTTCGAATGATACGACGAAGTCTTCGCATCTGTATGATACGTTCAACTTCTGGTTGCGTCTCAGGTATGAGTGCCTTTTCTCTCTCAAATAAAACATTCTCACGGTGTCTTCTCAAATCAGTATTCCTAAAATACTTGGTACAGAACGAATCCACAAACTCACGATTCCACAAAGTCTTACAACCCATACAATGTGGATCTTGGAAAGATTCTAAAATGTATCTCTGGGAACAGGATCTACAACTCGTTAAATCACAAAAAGGACACTTAACTTTTTTGTGATTTATCTTGTTCAACTTTTCACAGCAGACATCACAATTTTCCATTAGGTTATAGGCACATTATTTCTTTAATTATTGAAAACCTACAAATTGGCTAATCATCTCACGGGCATCGTCTCTCTCATAGATAGTCTGTGCAAAAAAGAGGGTCATGTCCGCCTGTCCATATGACAAGTATGTACCCCGATACTTCTCATAAATGGCTGCGACATTCTCTAAATTTTGGTCACACCAGTCCTCTACATCCTCCTTGGACATATCTCGGTGGAGACCCTGTTCAATAAAGTCGGCGACTTCGTCACTGAGGGGCATATCTGTCACCACGGTACAATCGTCGTCGATGTTCATTGTTTTTTCTTAGATTTTCGCTTCTTGGGTTCCGACTTAGCTTCTCTTTCTCTCAAAAGTCGCCTCTTTTCGGCGAGTCTGTCGTTGAACTTTTTATTCTCCGCAGCTTTCGCCTTCATCTTTTCAGTCTCGGTGAGCATCTTCTTCGCGGAAATGGCAGCTCTCTCAGCCGCAGCGCGCGTGGCCTTCTTCACTTCCAGCTTTCGTACTCGCTCAGCTTCCGCATCAGCCCTTTTCTTACGTTCATCTTCCTTCTTCTTATTCTCCTCAGCCTTCTTGCGGGCATCTTCCCTGATCGCACTCGTCTCAATTTCCTTGACACGTTCCTTTGTGCTAGCACCACTAATTTGCCCCTTGAACCTGGTCTTCTCAGCTAAACTGAGCTTCTTCAGGCGGTTCACTGCGCTTATGGCACTCTGACGATTGAATATCTTGATCGCATTTGCAACCTTCTTGACATTCTCTTGCTTAGCAGGTGCGAGGTTTCTCGCCATTTTGACACGCTCGGAGCCAGAAGCGCGGGAGAGTGCGGTCTTTTTCGCAGCCAATTTTACCGCATTGACGACACGCCGTTCCTTGTTTTTCTGAACAAGAGCTCTGAACGAAGGTTTAACGTTAAAGAGTGGGTTGTTAGTCATTTTCGGTTCAGGAACAAATGTCTCAGCCACGGGTGCCTTGTTCAACAGAGCTCGTCGAGCCTGGTTACGACCCTTCTTCCCACGGAATCCAGCTTGAATTTTCGTAGCAGCTGCGTTTTTCCTTTTCAAATTACTGATCGCACCAGCGACGAGCGCCTTGGAGGCATTCGCGATGTTCTTGTTCTCTTTTGCCTGAATCTTACCGATCGCACCGGCGACTAAGGACTTTGAAGCATTCGCGATGTTCTTATTTTGACTCGTCTTCACGGCTTCGCGAACCCTGTTAATAGTAGTGTCAGCGTTCCGAATCACCTTTTCGAGAGCCTTTCTGTCGGGAAGGTTTTTCACTCGGTTGATCAAAGCTAAGCGCTCATCGAGTTCTTTCACGAGGGGTTGTGTGTTTTGCATGCCGCGACCACGCACCAGGAACTTCTCACGAGACTTACCAGCGATACCAAACCCGACGAGTTTGCGAGTCCTTTCGAGAACGTTTTTGTTCACGTCGCGTGCATCCTTACCCCGGGTGAGATTCTTCACCCCACCACCAGCGTTGAACAATCTCGAAGCTTCCATCGCCTCGTTTTCATTCTCATTCTTTACAGGCTTCTTATCGAGCTTTCGAACCAGAGCGTTTCTCCTAGCTTTCATGGTGATGTTCTCCTTGAGTTCTTTGAATGTCTTCTGACCCTTTTCAAATGCGTTTATGTATTCATTCGATTGTTTCTTGTTTGTTTTCGTAGATTTCAGTAATTTTTTGAGTGCTTCTCGATTCTTCCCCGACTTTTCCGCCTTTTCCGCCTCGACGACTGCGACCATTTTCCTGACATTGTTGGCAATCCGATTATACTCTTCCGCAGTTCTAAATGGATTTCCGGCACGACCCTTAAACTTTGTGATTCGTTTATTGGTATGTTTGGAAATTTCATTAAGCACACTCTGTCGCCTAGCCATACGGTTAATGTTGTTCATAGCCTTACCGGCGTTAAAGTCGTTGTTTTTCTTCGCCACGGCTCGCTCACGGCGTTTCACTTCACCTTCACGCTGTTTGTTGAGTATGTTGAGTGCCTTGGTCGCGTTGAAGTTGTTCTCTTCCGTGGGTTTCGCACGCTTGCGCCGCTTCACCTTACCCCGTTTCTTGGCCTGATCGATGGATTTCGCCTTTCTCTTGATCGGTTCGATGTCAGTATCGACATTCTTAACCTGATTCATGAATTGTCTCTTTTGTGTCGCATTCAGATCCGTGAGACCGTCAAGTACCGCCTGCAATTCAGCTCGCTTACCCGCGAACGTGTCACGCTTGGTTTTGAGATTCGTGTCAATTCGTTTAATGTCTTTCTCGAGGTTACCCAGGTTCGTATCGAGTTTGACCCGATCGATGAACCTGTTCTTTTCTTTGTTCGAGAGAAGTGTGTTTTTCATGAACGTTCGTAGTTTGTTCTTCTTGTCCGATACGAGCTGGGCGTTCAACGAAACCCTCTTTTTATTCGCTTCTTCCTTGACCCTGTTCGCCGTCAACAGACCAGCGTTGAAATTCTTGATGAGTTTGTTTCCATCATCACCCAGATTCTTAGATAGAATGTAGTTCACTGTGGATTGTTTCGCAGATTTCGTCACTTTCGCGTTCGCATTCATACGCTTCGCAGAGTTGACCACGGTATTGACAGCCGTACCCGACCCGAGATTCGTGCGTAGCTTATTCTTATTTGTTTCCGAAATGTTTGGTAAGTTTTTCAGTGCGTTTTCCAATTTTTCTTGATCCCGTGTCTTCTTCGTAGACGACGCGTTATTCTTCGCAGACTCGAGTGTCTTGTTGGGTGACTGATTAAAAAACCCGACGATCATGTTTTTGTTTTGACTCGAAAGACCCAACGTGTTCATATAGTTCATGAGCGAATCACGCTCTTTCGACCGTGTCTCATTCTTCCGCTGCTCAATCAACGATTTCGCATTCGCTTCGAATGATTCCAGATTTCCGGGTGCGTTATCGAACCTCTTAAGAATGTTCGACTTATTCTCTTGTGAGAGATTCATGGACTTTAAGAGTTCTTCGAGTTTTTTGCGATCCGTGACGATCTTTTCACTGGCTCGAGTCTTCTTCAACGCGTTCGCCTTTCGTTTCATTCCATTCAAATTTTTAGTGTTGTTAAACTCAAACATGATGGTATCACGATCCTTCACGTTGAGGTTGAGTGTTTCATTCAGGTACGTGTAGAGTTCTTGCTTTTGTTTTTCATATACTTCTTTCGTCTTGCTATTCTTAAACTTCTGTATGTTTTCTAGTACAGTATTCAGTTCGATATTTTGATTTTTAAACTTTTGTAAAAACCTGTTTCTATTTTCTTGGTTAAGATTTCTGGTGACTTCCTCAATCTTCCTGAGATCTTGGTTCTTCTTTCCTTTGAGAATACCGTTGAGTTTGTTTTTCAATTTTTGTATGTCATTCATAGATTTGGCTGCGTTGAGTTCTCTGGATATGTTGATATTCTTGTTGAGCGCACGTCTGGAAAGGTTCTTCTTACCTTTACCGACATACGCCTGATTAATCTGGGCGTTGAGTTTCCTGACATCGTTCATCGTTTTCACGTCAACCTTGAACTTTAGGTTCAGAGCGTTTTCTTCGCGAGCTTTGCGGATACGTTCAGCCAGACGAGTCTTCTCCGATGAAACCTCTTTCAGGTTCTTAGCCTTCGCGTGCAGAACATTCATGTTACGGGGATTCGCGTTGAAGTTTGTCATGATCGCGTTAATGTCATTCGCCGAAAGTTTGAGATCATCTTGGAGGTGACGACGAAGGGCACTCTCCTTTTCCTGTTTGAATTGAGAAGACAGGTTCGAGGCTTTGTTTTTCACGTCAACGATGGTCATGTTCGTGAAATAATCCCAATCTTCCCGTATAGCCTTGCGATCTTCGGGTTTCAGGTTGTACGTGTTGAGAACCTTATCCACATTTTCTTCCTTGTTTCTTGAACCTTTTCTCATGAACGCGTTGATGTCTCTTTCGATGGCACGTACATTTGAATTTTTTGTAATTTTGTTATAAAACTGTTTTCGGTTCGTCACGGGAACTTTTTTGCTATTGAGGATCTGTGTGAGCTCAAGTCGCTTTTTCTTATCAAGCATATCATTCGCCATTTTTCGACTACTGTTGATATTGAGATTTCTACCAACGACCGTTTGTACGTCTTGATTATTGAGACCAAGTTGTTTCATGTATTTGGTAATTTCATTCTTCTTTGTCTTAGCATTGTTAGCAACCCGATTCGTAACCTGTTTCTGAACAGAATTGAGATTCTTTAGTGTTTTAATCGCAGTCACTTTGTTCATGAAATCATTCTTCAATTTGGCATCGATGATCGTATCCGAAAGTTTGTTTCTTCCCTTGTTGATCACATCGTTCACGACAGTATCCACATCACCACTCAACTTATCAATCTTATCGACGGAATCGAGGGCGTTCACGTTCGTATTGAAATTGAACGCGACCCCATACCCTTTCGCCGTACTGATCTTGTCCGCGAGCGTGCGTTTCTTACTCTCGAGGTTACCCTTAGTGGCCATTTCATCGTTGATGACCTTCTTAATGTTTTCCAGGGAAATTGTAGTATTCTCGAAACGTTTGATGAATTTAGATTTATCGATATTCAGGGGTTGTAAATACTGCTTCAATTCATCGAGGTTTTTAGACCGTTTCGTGTTTTTGATTTTCTGTATTTCGGCATTAACTTCCTTCCGAAGTTCGATGAGGTTTGTCGCGTTTAAATTCACTTGACGAATGAACGCGTTCTTCTTGTTTTGTGGTAAAGTCGTACCGTTAATGTATTGTTTCGTCTCATTCCTACGCATAGTGAGTTGTTCCAACTCTTTTTGTTTTTTAGCACCCTTTTTGGCAGATCCGGCAGTATTTATTTTGGTCCTGAGGGGGGTGAGCTTAGTGACATCGTTGATCTTTTCGATATTTTTAGAAAAATTGACATTCAAAGATTTTGCACGGTTGGACAATTTACTTTTACCGGCACCGATGATGCGAACTTTCATGGCGTTGATTTCAGAATCATTTTTGAGTTTGAGAATGTTGGATTGTATGTTGCTAGTCAAGTTCATGTTCGATGCAATCCTCGAAAGAGCCTGTACCTTCTCGGTGAATGTTCCCTTAACCTTTTCGGCACCCGCATTCCTGATCCGCTTTTCGAAATTCGCCACACCACCGAGATTAGTGAGTTTCGAGACGTCGATGTTCACACCCAATTGTTTAGCCAGGGTAGTCAATCGTTCCTTCTCGGTAGCCAACTTCCCAGTGTTTCGCTGATTTTTGAGTTTCTTGGCTTCCTCGACGAGTTTCGAAACGTTTTTGTTTCCGTTGTTGAATTTACGCATGATCGTAGCTTTATCTTGGGCGTTCAGATTGAGTGCGTTCAGATTTTGATTGAGACGCGTTCTCACGTTTTCACCTTCACCGCGCGCGACCTCCTCTTCACGAGCTTTCGCAGCTCGCTTGATAGTGTTAACACTCTCACCCCTATTGAAACGTGTTATGAAACCATTTTTGTTTGTTTGATTAATCTTCAAGGGTGTGAGGAAAGAGAGGAGATTTTGTTTAACGATCGCAGTTTTTTCCTTCATTCGTTGGTTGACCAATTTGTTGGCGCGATTTTTGAGCGAGTTTAAGTTTGTCTTATTATCGATGATATTTTCAAGACTCTTTTTGTCTTCATTAGAAAGTTTGACATTTACAATCATGTTAGCAAACTTTCGTTTTTGACTGGTAACATACGCATCACGTTTCGTTTCGTTATTCTTTTTAGCCTCATCTATGAGTGAATTAATGTTCACACCGACAGCCTTAGATCTCGATTTGAAAGAAAGCTTACTCGCATTGTTAATAAACGGTAATGTCGCGAGGATGATGTCCATTTTCTGTTCGTTCGTTTTGGTGACTTCAGACTTTAACTGTGCTTCGGCTTCCAGTTGATTCAGGTCGTCGGTATTCATGCGACGAATGATAGCATTTCGATCCGTATTTGAAAGGGATATTTTGCCAATCTTGACCATAAAGTCATCTTCAAGTTTCTTATATTCGGTAGCTTCATCGATCACGTTTCGACGTTTTCCACCCACTTTCAATTTATCAATGAACGGTTTCTCTCTCTTCAAACCAATCTTCTTGATTATATTCGTCGCCGTGGTGAGATTGATTTCTGTGGGTACCTTGGGCACGTTGGGCACCTTGGTGTTGTTGGGTACCTTGGGCACGTTGGGCACCTTGGTGTTGTTGGGTATCTTGGGCACGTTGGGCACGTTGGGCACCTTGGTGTTGTTGGGTACCTTGGGTACCTTGGGCACGTTGGACTTTTTTCTAAATAATCCAGCAAAAATAGATCGCGTAGGTTTTTTAACGGCGCTCACCCGGCCGTCGAGAAATTTTGGTTTTTGACCCTTCATGAATAAACCACCTTTAGGAAAGAATACACGTGGTTTCACTGCCGTGTTCTCGGTCTTCACTGCTGTGTTGTTGAACCTGTTCGCGTTCACTGCTGTGTTGTTGAACCTGTTCGCGTTCACTGCTGTGTTGTTGAACCTGTTCTCGGTCTTCACTGCTGTGTTGTTGAACCTGTTCTCGGTCTTCACTGCTGTGTTGTTGAACCTGTTCGCGTTCACGTTCGCGTTCACTGCTGTGTTGTTGAACCTGTTCGCGTTCGCGTTCGTGTTCACTACTGTGTTGTTGAACCTGTTCATCGTCTTTACAGATGGCACACGCCTCTTACCAATCTTCACGGGTTCGTGAATCTTCATGTAACGTAATCGCTTGCCTATAGATTCGATCATTTGGCTTTTGGTCATTTGAACCATCTGTTTGAGACCAACCTTACGGGCAACACGCTGAATGTCTGTGCGCTTAGACGATGCGTCAAACAAAATCTCATAATCATTGGGTTTCAATGGCGACTTCTTGTCGATGAGATAGGTTTTATCCGATGTCAAAACCAAAGGAGGTAAGGGTAATTTACCATCCTTTATTTCGTCATAGACTTGACATATTTGTTTTTTTGTCAGTTTAACATCCTGGCCTGTGTTCATCTTTATGAGCACGCGCAGGTCATTTATTTTGGCGTCTGGATCACACGCCTCGATCATATATAGTAAACTGATAAAAAAAGTGTTACGTCGAATACCCCATATTAAATAGTCGTATCTTTTCTTCGTAATCCATGCTAAAATTAAATACATCTGTATCACCCACGTTGACTTCTACGATGTCCATGGGGTAATCAAATGTTTCTCGATTTGAAAGTGCTGAACGGACGATAACATCAACAAATTGCTTTGGATTATCAATCGTTTCTCGGTATATCTTATTCATTTTAATTCGAACACACATCACTTCATGTGGTTTCTTATCTAAAAATGGTGTAAGTGGAAACTCTTCTTTTGTACCACCATCTACGTACATTCTATCCTCATACTTTCCACACGCAAAAATGAATGGAACAGCCATGCTCATACACACCGCATCTATCACTTTCATATCTGGATGCGTGTCTTTTGAGAAATAAACTGTTTCTGTCGTGTTCAAACAAAACGCGGAAATATAAATTCGTGTTTCCAACTCATTAAACGTGGGGTCTCCACCACAAATTTCCACCAACTTTTTTCGAATGGGACCCATATCAACAAATCCAAATTTGTTAAAAAAGGATCCCAAACGGATTTTAACAAAGGTGGGTATATCTAATGATAAAGACGCATCCAATATCTCATCGACTGACATCCCAACTGCTAAAAACAGTGCAAGAATCGCACCAGCCGACGAACCAGATATTTCTCGTACATCGGCGAGCGAGGATTCACGAGCTTTCAAGGCTCCTATAAGTGAATATATTCCCATAGACGCCGGACCGAGTACGAGATACTTCATCTCCTTACTTAATAGAATTGAGGAAATTGGCGACGCAAAAGCGCGAAAATCACCGCAAAGACGATCGCGTGGGTTAGGGCCGCAGGGATGCTCGTCTGACCGGAGCGGAACACACCACCCGAACCGGGGGGGAGGGTCAGGAGAAGACCGGGGCTGAGCGCGAGGAAGAGCGACGTGGTCACGATGAGATCGGTCTTGGTGAGGACGAGACCCATAGCCTTGGCAACGAGGCTGTACACTAGGAAGAACACGAGGGCGTGAAAGAAGATGGCCATTTGGTTGGTCTTGCCGTTCATAAACTTGACGTTCTTGCCCGCGGTAGTGACGAGCACACCGGGGCTGAGCGCGAGAAAAAGGGCGGCGGGTATGGCGACTTTCTGCGACGTGATATCGGGGAGCATTTAATATACACTCAGATATTTTTCTACATAGTCAACGAAATGATAGTACGTCGCACCCCGCATCATCTCTTCATGGAGACCATTATCGTTCACGACACGCCTGATATGTCTCCAAATATCATTGAGTACATGGTCATGTGACGTACCAATACGCTCGTGATAGGGATTATGTTCGTCGTAACAAAATTCAACAAAATCACAGAATTGTCCTGAGTGTTCCAACCCCGCATCATACAAGAGTGTCCTGATGGTGTTCCACATCATCTTGAGTTCATCTGAGTATTCGACTTCCCAGTCTTCGATATTCAGAGGAGTGTTATCACTAAAGTCATCATCATCGCTGGCATCGGCATCAAAGCCAGTGTTCGCTTCGTATACGTATTGGCTCCAAACCATCGTTAATTACTTATCTTCTTTCTCGGGCTTATCCTTTATACCAGTTAGTGACAGAGAAGTCGACTCTTTCGTTTTAAGACCGTCTTTAATAGCATTAAGGGCGCCTTCAACTTTCGTTTCATCTCCACCGAAAAACGTCATGAGACCCTCTTTGATCGCATCCTTATTCATCCCAGCTTTCCTGACAGATTTGCGAATACTAATCTTACCCTTCCTGAGGTTAATCGTATCGATACCCTGATCTATCATGTGTTTCTTGACATTTTCCTTCAGGCGCTTTTCTTCCTGATTAAGAATCTTAATATCAGATTTTGCTTCAGCGAGTTGTTTGGTGAGCTCTACCAGCTTAGATACATTCTCGGAGAGATCAGGTGTAACAGATGTCATTTATATTTATATACGCTAAATCTTTAAGCGCAAAGACCACGCTGCATGAGATCGGGAACAATAGTGGAGTTGTTCCACACGAAAGGCTCCTTGGGGTTGGGGGGATCCTTGCGAATCTGCTGGTTCGCGTTGCGGAGCGCACCACCGACGGTCTCGGGGAAACCGATCTGCTTGCGGGGCTCGAGGAAGTTCTGACCCGCGAGGATATCCTCTGGGACAAACTGACCAAAGTCCTCCGCGGACGCAACCTCGCGGGGGAGGAGGGAGGAGGCGAGGCCGGTACCCTTGTTCATACCACCACACACGGCATCCATAGGAGCCGCGGCGGGTCCTGGAGCAGGGCCGGCGGCGGGACCATTACCGAAGGGCGCATACTGACGCTCAACGATGCTGTACCCGGATTTGTTGTTCATGGAAAAAAGGAGGAAGATCAACACGGCGACGGCGACCAACATGAGGATGTTCTGGTTACGACCCTTCATTATCTTTTATATTACTATAACAATTTTTTTATTGGTCATCCTCGTCGACAAAGGCATATTCTTCTGGGTAAGTATCAATGATGGGGTCATCATGGACCCTGACCTGGACAACATTCCAAGTAGGGCCGAACGCCTTCTTGGCAAACCAGATCCCGGCAAATTCAAGAATCACATCACAGGTCTTTTCGGGCTGGACAGTCTCAAAATCAACGGGCTCCTGCTGCATGTTGAACACCCTGGTCACATCAAGGCGGTCACATGTGAGTACACTAGCGTCAAGGTTCGACTTGTAGGCACCCTTGATGACACCCTCCGAGAGCTGCTTACCGAACCAAGACTCACAGTTCTCGAGGGCGGCTTCGAGGTTCGCGGTGTCGACGGTATCAATCTTCTGGGTGTTCATGTCCGAACCAAGATCCATGACAATCTCGCCTGAGGTATCAGAGATCGTCACCTTATTGAGCTGGACGAGGTGCTTACGCTTATCATCACCGAGAGCCTTGACAAAGTAGAGACCATCTTCACCTTTAATAGGGGTGTTGTAGATCATTTTATGTATGTATTTGGTTTCATTTCTTTAACCCAACAAATGGTATCTCAGCCGCCTTATTGAGTAACGTTTTGGGTACCCATTGGTTTCTCCTGGGGTTATACCCATAGAGGGTCTTGGACGTGTTTATATTTTTAGGAAGTGGCTTGGCATTTTCTGGACGCAGGGGAAATTCGTTTTTCACGTACGCTGTGGTATTTACGTTTTTCCACTTGAGGTTTTTGGTATTGAACCGCTTGTTCCCCGAAGATTTTACGTATCCGTCAACCTTTGTGTTTTTCACGACGGGTTTGAGACCGTGTACGATCTGCTTCGATAGGCGCTCATCAGAAGGTTTCGTCGTGTAGTTTTTGTATTTGCGAGGATCGACTTTCATGGCTTTACCGATAGAGATGTTAACTGGTTTATTCACCACTCTCGTCTTAGTCTTAATTTTTGGAACTATACGCTTGAAAACTTCATCCATAGAATCGGAAGATTTAACACGTTTATCAAACAGTTGTGCGAGACGAACGAGTCTCTGACGATCTTTTTCCTTCTTATCTGGGCGGAGTTTGAGCTTATGCATGAGGTAAATATCTTCGATGAGAAACTCTTTACTCGCGATGAGTAAACGTTTATCGTTGATCAATTTTCCTGTGTTTACGTTTCTGTACGTGACACCCCGCTTCTTGGTCAGTGCTACTTCGTACCCAAACTCCTTGGGGCGCATGAAGGGAATATCGAGGATTCCGCCTAGGTTAAAATCTTCAATCTTTCCAGACTTTGCGGAAAGAAGACGAAGGTTCAAGTCGAGAGCGAAAAGTTCTACGTCTATGAAGATGTCACCCTTGCTAGGCTTGTTATTTTCCGCGAGTTTCTTCTTCTTAATTAGGGTGTATCTTCGAGTCACGTATGGTCCACTCTGTTTGAAACCAATTCCTAAAAATTTGAACAATTTGGAGTGTTTCTTCTGCACGGACATTACGCGCTTCCTGATCCGCGTGTCGAGTTTCTTGGCCAATTCTCCCATCTTGTTCCACAAAAGAAGTTTCACAGCTTGGAGCTTCCCAAAATATTTGTCATTCATCGGGATTCTCGGAACGAACTTGGCATCGATATCACTGGTGACTATCCGATCCTTGAAGTCTACGTACAAATTGAACGCCTCCCCGCCACTGATGATGAGATCACCCGAGGAACTCAAAAACTGTGTGAGTTCACCTATCGTGTCGAGAATGATGTCACGAATAGAATCCGTCACGAGGACGTATATGATTTTTTCAAAATCTTTGTCAGTGTGCACACTTTTCACACGGGCGCGAAACTTACCAAAGTCTCTCTGGAGGTTTCGATCGTAATATTTTTTCAATTTTTCATCCTTGAAAAATAAATTTTCATTCATGAATTTTTGAATGACATCCTTCGAATAAATCTGATCGTCCATTAATATATCTTGACATAATAATATGGTGTGCGACGTCATCGAACCATGCCGATGCTACGCATACACAGGTGAGAAGGAACAATGGTGTGGAGTGAGAAAGGGTCTCCACGTTTTACCCTGTCCGTCTGACTGCTGTGCGGGTGGTTGTCCTGATGACGGATCCAGACATCCGTTTCGCTTCATAGAGAAACCCAATTTTGTCAACCTGGCCAATAAGAGATTTGTCTTTATGATATGGCTGTTTGTTACCATCGCGACGATATACTTCTTCAGGAACTTAAAGGTTACGCAAGTAAGAAAGATATAATGTCTCTCGAAACCATCCAGACCGAAATCGCCGCGCTCCGCAACGACATCAAGAACCTCACTAAGCTCATCCGCAAGGTGAAGAACACCCAGGAGGATCCCGATGGTGAGAAGGCTAAGGCTCGTGCCGCCAACAACGGCTTCAACCGCAAGCAGGATGTGACGCCTAAGTTGCGCGAGTTTCTCGGACTTCCCGCTGGTGAGCTCATCTCCCGTTCCGAGGTGACCAAGTTCATTAACAAGTACATCACCGATAAGGGTCTCAAGCACCCCGAGAACGGTCGTCAGATTATCCTCGACGACAAGCTTCGCGACCTCCTGGCGCCTCCCGCGGACGTTCAGGTGACTTACCTTAACCTTCAGAAGTACCTCTCTCCTCACTACATCAAGAAGGAGGCTTAAAAAAATAACACATACTCTAATAAATCATGGTCACTTTCCTCACCAAAGAAAGGGCTGAACAACTTGTTGGTACAAAGATCAAAAATCTTGATTTGTACCAAAAGGCTTTTACACATAAATCCGCTCTCAAAGAGTATGAACAATTCACAGAATCTTTTGAGACCCTCGAATTTATTGGTGACTCCGTCCTCGGGTTTGTCATCACTAAGTTCCTGTTTGATAGACATGAAAGCAAGCAAGAAGGTTTCCTCACGAAAGCTCGTACAAAGCTCGTTCGTGGTGAAACATTAGCTAAGATTGCGTTGAAGTTGAGACTCAACGAACTCGTCATCATGGATGAGAAGGGGATGCGTAACGGATGGAATAACAATCCCAAGATTTTGGAGGATGTTTTTGAAGCCCTCATCGGGGCTCTGTATATGGATATAGGTCTCATTCACGCGAAAGAGTTTATTCTTCGGATTTACCAAGATCCGGATATGGTTGACATGAACTCTATCATGATTGACGACAACTTCAAGGACAAATTAATGCGCCATTGCCAAGTCAATAATTGGCAACTTCCAGACTACAGGGTCGCGGCACACCACGAAGGTCTTTTCTATATCGATATCTATGTCAACAACACCTTCTGCTCGAGGGGTGTGGCGAAGAGTAAGAAACAGGCTGAGCAGAATGCCGCACAGATGTATTTTCAGGTGATAGAGGAACTTAAAAATTACAGGTTAAATTAAATTAATATGCATCCGAATGTCAAAGCTCTAATTGAAAGAGAATATGCCGCACAGAAGTCTGAAGAATGGCTTGCCCTTCGTGGTAACATGTTGACAGCTTCTGATGCTGCTACAGCTATCGGTGTGAACAAATATGAGACTCCGGATGGTCTATTACTCAAGAAATGTGGTCTAGGTGAAAAATTCACAGGTAACGCAGCCACCCGACATGGTGAGAAGTATGAAGACGAGGCTCGCATCATTTACGAAGAAAGGCATGGTGAGGTTGTACACGAGATTGGTCTCTGTCCTCACCCAGTGTACACATGGCTTGGTGGAAGTCCTGATGGTGTGAGCGAGTCGGGAAAACTCGTCGAGATTAAGTGTCCGCCACAAAGGGCGATCATCCCCGGTGAAGTTCCCGAACATTACATGCCACAGCTTCAATTGTGTATGGAGATTTTAGACCTGGAAGAAGCGGACTTTATTCAGTATAAACCCGCGGAAACAAACTGGCCAAGACCAGAGGAGTTTGATGTCACGAACGTGAAAAGAGATCGTGAATGGTTCAAAAAGTACCTCCCAGTAATGGATGAATTTTGGAAGAAAGTTTTATATTATCGTGAACATCTCGATGAACTTCCAAAACCTAAGTTGAAGAAGACTCGTAAAAAGAAGGAACTTGAACCAATCGTCTGTGAGATTGAACCCCTCCCAGAAGAAGATCCTTACGATGACGATTGAAGAGCAATACACTTTGGCCAAGGACACCCTCAATGGTCGTCTTTTTGCCCCCTACCAGCGTGAAGGTGTTCTTTGGATGCTCACGATGGAGAGCCAAACGTCGGGACCCAAAGGTGGGTTCCTCTGTGACGAAATGGGTCTGGGTAAGACCGTGCAACTCGTTTCCACTATGCTTGGAAACCCCAAGCCTCGCACACTCATCATCGTACCCAAATCTATTATCACCCAATGGGTCGAAGAAATTCATCGCTTCGCTCCCAATCTGACGGTCAGTGTCTTTGATGGCCCCGATCGTCAAATTGATCACAACGTTGATGTGACGATTGCTCCGTATACCCTCTTGACTGTCAAGGGTGGTGGACCTGACACGAAGACACCTCTCCACATGGTACAGTGGGACAGGGTCATCTTGGATGAAGCTCATGAGATTCGAAACAAGAAGTCCAAATTGTTCAAGAGTGTCTGTCGTCTTCAGACTCAAATCAAGTGGATTGTGACTGGTACCCCAGTGTTCAATTCTATGGAGGACTTCGTATCTCTCTCAACCTTCTTGGGTCTTTCCAAAGTTGTTGTTCAAGGTATGACCAGCAAAATCAAGGACATCTACATCCTTCGTCGTACCAAAGAAGATCTCGCCAAGATCAACGAGCGTCTTCGTCTACCCCCGTGCTACTTTGAGAATGTGGAACTGGAGATGTATCCAGATGAGAAGCAATTGTACGAAGTCGTGTTCCTCGAGGCTCAGGATACGATCCGTGAAGCGTTCAGACATGCCCAAAGCCTGAACGCAAAGAACATGATCATCTTGGAGTGTCTTCTTCGTGCGCGTCAGGCGATGATCTGGCCTCAGATGTATCTCGATGGTGTGGCGAAGCAAAATGAAACACAAGCGGAGAAGTGGGTGGGTCGCTCCAACAAGATGGAGACCCTCTTCCGTATGATTGATGGTCATCCAGATGAAAAGACCCTCATCTTTTGTCAGTTCAGGGGTGAGATGAACTATATCCAGAGCCAGTTGAAGTGTCCAGTTTTCAGGATTGATGGTTCAGTACCCAAGGAGGAGCGCGTCAGGCAAATTGAGGGATTCAAGAAGATTCAAGGAGGTGCCGTCTTCATCATCCAGATCAAGAGTGGTGGCCAGGGTCTTAATCTTCAAGAGGCGACTCGAGTCTACATCACAGCACCTTCATGGAACCCTGCCACGGAGCTCCAGGCGATTGGTCGAAGCCATAGAACGGGTCAGACCAGACCTGTCTATGTAAAAAAATTGGTGTACAAGGAATGTTCGCGTTTTGTGAGTGTCGAGGAAGAGATGATGGCGCTCCAGGGGCATAAGTCTATTGTGTGTTCAAAAGTGCTTAACGATGAACGAATCGAAAATCAAATTCCAGTCAACAGGACGAGTGACAAAATCTCAATCTTGGACATCAAGAAAATTTTCAAAGCATAGAGTAAAGATGATTGGTTCCCGCGCCGAAGTTTTCCATGGTAACGCTGATAAGACCCCCGGTGGTCTCGCCAAGAAGGATCTGATGATGAAGGATGGTCGCATCGTGTCCAAGGCGGCGAGCAAGGCGGCGAAGAAGTCGCTCAAGAAGAACCCCAAGTTCAAGGCGTTCATTGATCTCGCGAAGGAGAAGGCTGCCAAGAAGGGTGCGTTCTGCCTCGTACCCTCCAAGGATACGAAGACGTACAAAAAAATAATCAAGGATAATAAGTAAGCATGACTCTCGCGAAGTGGGACATGTCTGTCAAGATGGCTAAAATTAAGATGGGTATAGACCCAAAGAAATTTACCAGGGTTCAGGGTAAATTGCTTAAGGAGGCTCAGGCGATTTATAGTATCCTACTTTTAAATGATAAATTGAAATCCTTTTAGATTTTGTGGCTCATATACGATGAGCTGATGTAATTTCCATGTACACCCGAACTTTCTGTTCAAGAAATACACGCTGTTCAATTCCACGATGGCATGCCCCGAATTTCTTGCGTAGAGACCATTCGTCACTTCATCATTCCTTGGGTTTTTATCCGCATCAAAAACATTCGCTTTGATTTGGTCTTCCAACGTCGTATCTACTTTGATGCGAAACTTTGGTTCACGACCAGGTGACTCCTTGACGTTTGAGTTGAACATCGGAATGAGCTCCTCTTTGGTCATCGTAGATCCAAAAATAGATTCACTCTGCTCGACGACGGCGTCGATGATCATATCTTCGAGTTTCCGAAGAGAATCATAAAACTTTTTCATATAACTATCATCCTCGTCATACCCCTTGATGGCGAAATCGACGTTATACTTTGTGGGACCCACTTCGGGTGTGAAACCTGAAACACCGAAAGGCATGTACATTCGCGGGAGCTGTACACGGAAAGGTGTACCCTGTTTCGTACAGAGGACAATTTTTCTGTTCTTGTATTCATTGATTTGAAGGTTTTCGAATGCTTTGTCCATGTCTTCTGGATATCTATCCACCAAAAACTTTAAGCAGAACAAGCCACACAATCGGGCTCTAGGCTGAACTGGATTGGTCGAGCCTTCGCCTTGGATCTCAGGTAGTACATACCCGTTTTGAGACCCGCCTTCCACGCATACATGTGCATCGAAGAAAGTTTAGACATTGTGGGACTCTCCATGAAGAGGTTCATAGATTGAGACTGATCGATGAAACGTCCACGGTCAGCCGCCATATCGATGATACATTTCTGACTAATTTCCCATACAGTTTTGTACAGGTCTTTGATGTTTTCTGGAATGTCGATGATGTTTTGGATAGAACCACCCGCCTTGACCATCAAGTCCTTCATCTCCTTGGACCAGAGTCCCACCTTCTTGAGATCTTCGACGAGGTGCTTGTTGACCACAACAAACTCACCAGCGAGGGTACGTCGGAGGTAAATGTTGGTCGTGTACGGCTCGAAACATTCGTTGTTACCCAAGATCTGAGCCGTGGAAGCAGTGGGCATGGGAGCCATGAGGAGACTGTTTCGAAGTCCCTTGGTTTTGACACGCTCACGCATCGCATCCCAGTCGTATCGTCCACTGAACTTGGTCTCGCCCTCCCACATGTCCGGCTGAAGAAGACCTTCAGAAGCTGGGGATCCCTCAAAACTCTCATACGACCCCTCGACTTCAGCGAGCTCAGACGACGCCTCGAGGGCCGCGTGGTACATCGTCTCGAAAATGTGGGCGTTCATGAGACGAGACTCTTCACAATCAAAGGGGAGACCACAAAGAATAAACACGTCAGCGAGACCCTGAACACCGAGACCGATGGGGCGATGTTTCATGTTCGAGCGACGGGCAGTCTCGACCGGGTAGAAATTACGGTCGATGACACGGTTCAGGTTCTTCGTGACAGTTTTGGTGACTTCATGAAGCTTCTCGTAGTCGAACGTCTTCGTCTCCTTATTGACATACTTGGGGAGGGCGATGGACGCGAGATTACACACGGATGTCTCATCCTTGTCAGTATACTCCAAAATCTCAGTACACAAGTTGGAACTCTTGATGACCCCCAAGTTCTTCTGGTTACTCTTGGCGTTACACGCATCCTTATACAGCATGTATGGTGTTCCAGTCTCCGTTTGACTCTTCAGAATCGCCTTCCACACGTCGGCGGCGGGGACAGTTGCGTTCGCGAGACCCTCCTCTTCGTACTTGGTGTAAAGTTCCTCAAAATCTTTACCGTAACAGTCGGAGAGACCCTTAGCCACGTCTGGGCAGAATAGGGACCAGTTACCACCTTCTTCGACACGCTTCATGAAAAGATCGGGGATCCACATAGCCGAGAAGAGATCGCGACACCTCGCTTCTTCATCACCTTGGTTCAGGCGCAACTCCAAAAACTCCATGATATCCGAGTGCCATGGTTCTAGATAGACGGCGATCGAACCCTTACGGCGACCCGCCTGATTCACGTACCGGGCGGTCGCGTTGAACACCCGAAGCATCGGAATGATACCATCAGACTGACCGTTTGTACCCCGAATACGAGACTTGTTACCACGGATGTTATGAATGTGCATACCGATACCACCCGCCCACTTGGAAATTTGGGCACACTCAGTCAGGGTTCCGTAAATACCATCGATGGAATCATCCTTACCCGCGATGAGGAAACATGAGGACATTTGAGGTCGAGGTGTACCAGCGTTGAAGAGAGTTGGGGTCGCATGAATGAAAAACCCCTGTGACATTTTGTCATAGGTTTCCAGAACCGCCGGGATATCCTTCCCATGAATACCGATCGCGACGCGCATGAACATGTACTGCGGTGTCTCGATGAGTTTACCGTCGACACGTTGGAGGTAACTCTTCTCGAGCGTCTTGAGACCAAAGTAGCCGAATTCAAAGTCGCGGTCCGTCTTGATGTGCTCCTTGACTTGTTGCGCGACTTCGACAACTTCATCTGTGATCACACCAGCTTTTTGAAGTTTACGCATCGCGAGGTGAAAGTTGTTGGGGCACACCTTCTGGATGTTACTCGCCACGATTCGGGTAGCGAGAATTTCATAGTCGGGGTCGGACGTGATCATACCAACACAGATTTCAGCGGAGAGGGTGTCTATTTCCTGTGTTGTGATGTTATCGTACATCGATGAAAACACCTGTTGCGCAATCTTCGAAGAGTCGCATTTGTCGGAGAGTCCGTATGTTAAGTTCTTGATCCTATTGGTGACGTTGTCAAACTTCATATCCTCAATACGACCTGAGCGTTTAATGACCCTCATATATCTACACTTCCCGTTTTATTTTTAACTTACTTCTTGCACTTCTCAAAATCCTCGCTCCTCACGGGAACAGTTCCGAAAGTCTCAAACTTGCGGTTGGGTTGGAGGAGGTATGTGTTTACGTAAAAGGGACCTTCCTCACCAGCCTTGGTGACAGGGGCATACGAACCGACGAAGCAGGCTGGGGGTTTGCACGGAATTTCCTCGAATGTTGGGGGCTTGGTGGCATAGACTTCGTTAAAGTCAGCAAAGTTCACCATTTACTATTTACATATAATTTTTTTCGGCGAGTATATTAAATGAGTCACCTCGAAAGTATCCAGGAATGTGAGACTCCTCTGAATACACTCTTTTTTTCGGATTTCAACAAGAATCTTCTCCAGAGGGGTATCCGCCAGGCGTTCAAGAACAAGACTGGTATCGCCATCGACTATCAAAACCCCGATGACCTCTATGGTATCATGCGGATGGTATTCATCAACAACTCCGGTGATCATTACAACCGCGTAAACGAGCAAGTCAAGGAGATCAACACCCGTGTCATCGAGACTGCGCTGAGTCAGATCCAAACTGGTGTGTCTCAATACATGGCGTATAATCGGGACATCGACACGATCAGCGTCCCCCTGGACCAGCCCGTGAATACCAGTACCGTGGGAAAGAAGATTGACTTCAATGACAAGATTGGTATCAATTAAAGATTGGAGACCAAAAGAATATAAGTCATGAGTCTAAATTATTACAAGAATGAAACGGAAAAAGTTTGTAAGATGAAGGGTTGGGATCGTGCTGCCGTAGATACCGTGTGGCTACTGCTCACCGAAGAATTTGGAGAACTCGCGTCGGCGATTCGGCAGTACAAAAAGACGTATAAAAAAACGAATCTCAAGAAGGAGCGTGGCACGGATGTCATGATGGAAATGGGAGATGTCTTCAGTTACCTCTTTCAATTGGCACACATGTTGAATGTGGATCTAGATAAAATGTGGGATGAACATCGATTTAAAATGAAGGACAAAAAATATAATCTGAAGTAGTAATAACGATGAGCAAGTTTATGCTTAACGATGACGATGCTATCAATGATGTCAACCCATTTGTCGAACACGACTTTTCCCTTCCAGGGGGTGTGCGACAGACTGGTGATTTTAGTGACTTCGTCGAAGTGAAGAAAGGGACTGGACTTCCAGCCGATAGGAAAAGTGTTTTCTGTACTACGGGCCTTTGTGCCGATGAGAAGAAGCCCTGTCGCATTAATAAGGTTATTCGACCCAAGCGCAATATCGACTACGGGTTTACGAATCAGAGGTTGAAAAAGGTTGTGACGGTCGGTGTCTCGAACAAGAGCATCCCTTATTTTTGGATAGCTCTGGTGACTCTCATCATTATTCTAGCTCTATTATACGCAAGACGTTGAAAAGGTACGTAAGTCTGGATTCGTCGGTACATTCTTGAATCGCCTGCGGAACATACTTTTTACACAACTTTACGAGAAACTCCATCTGCCAAGCACTCTCTACGTTTACATAGGGTGGTTGGAACGTTGGATCGATTATTTTTATAGCGTGAGCAATTCGAACGTACGTTTTTTCGGGTCGTTCATAGGACATGATTGTCTCAAGGGTAAGTTCGTTTATCCGCTGTAGAGCTTCGACCGTCTTTTTTACCATCGTGTCGAGAAACTTTTCATACGGGATTGAACGCTTCGTGGACTGAATGTGTGTCCAGTCTCCCAGGGGTTTGGTATTGATATAATCGGTGAATGTATCATACCCTTTTCCTCTCGTGTACCGATCATAAACGATTTCGACGTATGAAAGATCGGATTCTACATCATGAATATACTTTGCCGACTTAACGAATGATGACATCTAATTATGACTTGTTTGTTTTCTTTAAACACCTAAGTTCGTCCCATTTGATATATAAAACCATGTCTTAAAATGTTCTCTTCAATCGCGAACAACAGCTTTTCATATCTTCTCACACTCGATGACATACGTAAAGCTTTACCAGAAGAAACGAGACCCTCATGGATAAAGATCACGACGATCACGATGGTTTCGAGTTTTGCACAGTCGATTGATATTAAAAAGCTTCGTGAAGCGTTTGAACGTGTCGGGTCGTACAGAATGCGACGCCAAGGTATGAAGGTGGATGGTTTTGAATGGAAATTGAAACCGACGACGTTCTACAATCAGGTGACCCTCACGTACCATGACACCTACAGTACCAAGTCTGTCAAGGTGTTCCCCAACGGTTCGATCCAGGTTGCGGGGTGTTGTGATCTCTTTGACTGTAAACGTATCATCACCCAACTTGTCCAGATTTTCAAAAACTTTTTAGGACTCGACATCAATGTCTCCTCGGATGCTTTCAGGGTTGTCATGATCAACTCAAATTTCAGTCTCAACTATAACGTCAACCTCATGAAAGTGGCTGATTGGTTTGAGGCGTATTCAGACATTTTCAAAGTCTCCTTCGAGCCCGACAGATATTCGGCCGTAAAGATTAAGTTTAAACCCGCACATGACATGAAAGAGATTACATGTAGTATCTTCAGTACAGGTAAAATTATCATCACCGGTGCCGAGACTCTCAAAGAGATTGCTTTTGCCTATAACATCATCAACCAGCACATCAACGAGAGACCTGACATTCGGGTGTCGAGGACAGAGGAGACGGACGTGTTTGACATTTATCTCGGATATAAATGTGATCCATTCGTCGAAAAACTTAGAGAGAGGGGGTTCGAGTCTTGGATGCAGACGATTACCAATAGACGAATTAATTTCTGATGTAATATTAACAAAATGTCTCAGCGACTTGGTATGGCCGATGGTCGGTGCTTCACCATGAACTCCTCAGCGCAACTCTTCAACAACTACATCATGAAGCAGAATGGCATCACGTTCGAAGATAACTACTCGTATCGCCAACTTCTCCAAAAGCAGGGTCCCCAGCTCATGTCCAAGGTGCAGGAGCAGCAAGGAAAGGCTGACTGCAACAACTGCAATGTGCCCATGCTCAAGATGCCCGATATCTATTAAGTGAGCGAAATCACCGAAAAAACTTTAAAACCATCCTATAGAATGTCGACATGTGCCATATGTCTCAATGAAGTCAAATCGACGAGGACAAATCCTCCGATTCGATGTGGACATATGTTTCATTCCCACTGTCTACAGAGATGGAAAGAACAAGGTAAGAATACATGCCCCACATGTAGAAAGGTGTTTGACGCTTCCCAATTTAAGATTGTCGTCACGATTCAAAACAATTACACAGCAGCTTCGAACTCTGTGTCCTTGAACGAAGAATCAATTTTTGACGTACTCGACCTCTTTGACATCACCTTCGATGTTGAGGATCAACCAGACCTAGACAGTATTCTTGCCGACCTTGGGGTGAGTCTTACCGACTTTGATCCCACGGTTCTTGACGCAGAATGAGCTGCAATATGTTTCGTAATTCAGGCCGGGGTAGTTTCTCGAAGCTTTTCGGGGATCCACGATAGCTTTCCCCTTCGCATCCACGAGGAGGGGTCCAGTCGCCCACCCACGTTTGTGACTGAAGACATTAGCTTTGAATACGATACGTTTACCGACCTTGAATGTACCACCCCGCTTTACGCGAGACTCAGGAACCTTGAAGAATTTAGCTACAGAGACCACGGTGTCACCAGGTTTGATCTTGTACTCGACCACACTGTGTTGTTTGTAAAAATGAAAGTCACCTTGACGAATGTAGTTCGTGGGTCGACCAGGAGACACGAACATCATGACCTTATAATACCCCTTCTTACACTTTTCATTCGCTTTGGCCCTGTACACCTTCTTGGGGTTATCCGATACGACGCGGTTAGGGAGACCTGTACAATGTGTGTACGTGTGGTTTCCATTTGAAAGTCCTGACCGATCACCTGGAATGGACTTTTGCCACCTATACGCCTCGTAATCCCCAACCGCATATGCGTAGCAGTTGTTGTTCCCGATACCCTTTTGTGAACCCCACCTCCGATTCGTAAACTTACTTTCAGATCCACTCGGGGGTGGTCCTTTCATATAGATTCACTTGAGAAAAAAATGTCGGTACATAACAAATGATTCAGGAAGTTACCAAAGCTGAGACCAAGTCGGACGCCCTCACGGAGATGCTCATCTTCGTGCTCACCGTGCTCATCAGCACGTTCCTCCTTCGTCTCGTATGGAACCGATCCCTCGTGAAGCACATCACCGTGCTGAAGCCCATCAACACTCTTTTGGACGCGTTCATCCTTTCCCTCTCCCTCCAGGTTGTCCGTGGTCTCTAAACCTCCTTGTACCCGACAGTCGTCTCACCGTTGGGATGCTTTAGGGTAGGGAAGGCTTTCATGCCTTTGCACCCCTCCTTGTCGCAGTCGACAAAGGTGTGTTCCTTACCATTCTTTTTCATGTAGTCTAACTGCTTTCGAGTCCAGCCACAACCCATGGTCCCGAAAACAGTCCAACCTTTACCACCCTCTCCCTTAGGGGCTTTCTTACCAGTCTGGAGAAGAATCATGATATCGATAATCGCGAGAATGGCGAAGGCGAGCATTTTATTATAGGTAAATATTAAAATGTCGTCGACTGCGCTGTCCATCGGAAACAAGAAAGTCACGCTCAAATACACCAGGAAGATGCCCCGTGGTGAAGTTGAACGGATGAAATCGTTCGTTACTAAGAGTGGTGAAAAACTCGTAAAGTCTCCAAAGTTTAAGGTACTCTCTCAAGTTGACGAGGGTACGAAGCGGGTCTTCAAGGTCGTGCTCTAACGACACCGGGGCGTTTTTTGGGCGCGGCTTTCCCAGCCTTTAGGATGGCAACCGCACGCGCTTTGGCAGTTTCTTTGTTTACGGGTGTTTTTGGTTTAGGAGCCTGAATTTTGATGATGGGTTTAGGCTTGGAAAGAGGAATGGCAACTGACGTCTTCTCACCCGTAAAGAAAGGTTTCGATAAAACCTCCTCAAAGCTAATATTGACAGATTTGTTACCTCTCAGCCTATAGTTCTTGACAGTATTCGACCTACTCACGAGATACTCTTTGGGTAACAGGTTTTCGATGAACGTCTTCACCACACGTTCCGTCCGTGTCCGTGGTTGACGAACCAGGTTATGGATGGAGTTCAGGAAAAGGTGTAAATCATAGTGTTTGTCAGACTTTCTCGAGATGCCGATGTTCTTGTAATTGCTGGCGTTGACGAGAGGATTCTTAATCCGTGGGAATACAGAAAATCCAAAATCAATGATGACAGCTTCAAACCCCGCATTAGAAATGGTATGCCCCATGAATTTAATATCCTTCACAGGAACTGGTCGAACGAGGATATTTCCAAGATGAAGATCGTGATGACGGAAACCCGGATACTTCTTTTGGATGCGATACAGGTTATAGATGACCTGTAACATAACGGATTTCATGGCAAGTAGAGTGGGTTGAAATCTCATCCATTCCCCCAGCTCCTTACCCTTCACGTATTCACTATAAAGAACATCCTTCTTATCACAAGTCTTGTAGAGGTACATCTTGGGAACCCCAAATCCTTCCAACTTTTTTGCGATGGTAAATTCCATCTGTGGATTCATCTCATCGAGCGCTTTTTTAAATCCTGCCAACGGCAGATTATTGGTCTTCTCACTCAGCGAAGGCGTTCTAATTTCTTTGTAGACGACGTATTTTTCACATCCATCATCTATACATCCACGATACACCTTACCATATTGACCTTCACCAATTTTCACAGCACCTTTGGTCATGGTTCCATTTTTCTTCTTCAACCAGAGATGAGACGCGGGATCACACGCCTTCTTACCCCTGAGAAGCTTCTTCACCTGAGCGTTCATTATTATATTCGTAAGAAGATTGTTTCAACTTACGAATAGGGGGAAATAAATCAAGTCCGTAGGACTTGGGACTCGGAAATTACTGGTCATCAACCTCCTCAATCTCATCCTCATCCTCGACATCAACCTCCTCCTCGTCGGGAAGGTCAACACCTTGGAACGCGAAAGAGGGAAGCTTGGCAGACTGTTCGAGGAGAGTCTGTTGGAGACGGATAGTCACACCGAACTTGTTGTCGATGAACCAAATCTGGTTGAGATCGACGATGGCCATACACTTCTGACCCTTCTCGATCGTGTCGAGAGTGACCGGCTGCTTCTGCATCGAGTACGCCTCGGGGACAAAAGTACCATCGGGCTTGGTGAGAATCTTAAGCTTGATAGTGGAAGGGTACTGCTCCTTACCGGGGCGGACCATGGGCTTGTAGAGCGCCTCCTTGAGGACGGCGACGTTGAACTCCTTACCGAGCCACTCCTTGGAGTTGGCCGCGACGGTGTTCACGATGATATCATCGAGTTCCTTGAGCTTGTTGTGAAGGGCCATCGCTTCTTCATTATCGGGGTCAAAGGAAAGGTCGAGAGAGTAGGAGGTGCGACCAGTGCCCTCATCAGTGAAAGCACTCAGACCGTAAGGAGAGCGCATGAAGGGGAACTGAATGTAGAGCTTCTTGTTGTCGCCGGCGTTCAGATAGACGGCCTTACCGCCATTCTTATTCTTACGAAGTTTCGAAAACTGCACAGAGGCAGGGGAGAAGTCGGAGGAGCGTTGGATAGTGAGCGACATTGTTTGTTGGTTATATCTATCTTAGGCCGCTCGACTTTAAGTAAGTTTTTTTGTTGACATATATCAAAAGTAATCATGGGTCTTTTTAAAGACTGCGGTTGTGGATGCAACGGTAAGAAGCAGGAGGAGAAGTTTATTATTTCCGTCATCTCGGGTCTTACCTTTTTTATAGTCGCGAACCCCGAGACTTTCCGTCTCGTCAGGCGAGTCCTGGGACCCAGGATCGCCACTCCCACGGGGTGCCCCTCGACGATGGGTCTCCTCGTACACACTCTCGTGTTCATCTTGGTCGTGTGGGGTATGATGAACATAAAGAAGGAGCGTAAGGAAAAGAAGGGGTGTGGGTGTGGTGAGAAGAAGGTGGTCGTCAAGGGTGAGAAGATCGTCGTTGAACCACCCGTTCAGATGGCCGACGTTCCCGACCCCAAGCCAGGATTTGCGGAAGGTCAGATTGAACTCGTCGATAGTGGTCGCAATCTCGCACCCATGTCTGTCGACTCGGACGGTATCTTGTATTAGAAATCTTCGTCGAAACCAATTTCGTCAGAGGTGTCGTCCATTTTTCCGTAATCCCCTACCCGTTTTTCGAAAAAGTTTGTCTTGCCATCGAGGGAGATGTTTTCCATGAAATCAAAAGGATTCTTGGAACCCCAAATCGGCGGCTGCCCAATCTGTTTCAAAAGGCGATCAGATACGTATTCGATGTACTCGGACATCTTGTCTGAGTTCATACCGATGAGATTGCACGGGAGTGCATCGAGGATGAACCCCTTCTCAATCTCGACGGCTTCTTTAATGATAGTGTGTAGCGTTTCAGTCGAGGGTTTATTGCGAAACAATTTGAACAACTCAACCGCAAACTCCTGATGAAGTCCCTCATCTCGGGAGATGAGTTCGTTGCTGAAACAGAGACCAGGCATGAGTCCCCTTTTCTTTAGCCAATAGATGGCACAAAAACTTCCAGAAAAGAAGATACCCTCGACACAAGCGAACGCGAAGAGGCGTTCCGCGAATGGACGGGACTTGTCGAACCATTTCATAGCCCATTTTGCCTTTTTCTCTATGCATGGCACGGTTTGAATAGCCTCGAAAAGCTGCTTCTTTTCCGCACCATCTTTGATGTATTTGTCAATCAACTTGGAGTAAGTCTCACCATGAACCATCTCGTTGTGAGACTGGTAGGCGTAGAATGAACGGGCCTCCGAGATTTGCACCTCATCAGCAAAGTTGTTGTTGATGTTTTCAAATACGATTCCATCGGATCCAGCGAAAAACGCCAGGATGTACTTTATGAATTTCTGTTCATTATCATTGAGAGTTTTCCAATCATCGAGGTCTTTCGACAAATCTACCTCCTCAGCAGTCCAATTGGACATTTGAGCCTTTTTATAGAGTTCCCAAAGTTCTGGATACTTCAGGGGGAACACCGTGAACCTGTTTAGAGTTGGTGCGAGTATAGGTTCGTATTCGTCTTCGATGTATTCTTGAAATTCAAAATAGTCTCCGATGTGACGTCCGTCAATAGATATTTGAGGGTAGGTTGTCGCTCCTGGACCACAAAGTCGTTTAAGTTCTTCCTTGTCCACCATAATTTTCTCATGTTCGAGACCTTCCGATTCGCATAAGGTTTTCGCGTGGTCGCAATACTGACACCCCTCCTTCGAATAAATACTAACTTTCATCTGTGATATTATCCCTGAATTTTTTTTGAGGGAAAACTCTAAGCATGATTGTGCCCTCAGAAATAAACCAAGACGATATAGTCAAAGTATTAGTAAACGAAGATGGTGTTGAAGACGAAATGTACGGGATTGTCGCGATGAACACTGGGAACACCCTCGGCCTGAGATATCTCAACCCCACTGAACTTTTTTACAAGAGTGCTTGTGTATACGAACTTGAGACTGAGACATATTCACCCGCTCCATTCGAGAGTGTGATGGAACACTACCCAAGTGGAACGACTTTTATGGATTTGGAGATGAAATCCCTCGGAGAGAACAGATTTGCCATGTACAGTGAAATCGATGTCGAAGATAATGACAGTGACTTGTACGACGAAGGTGCCGATGATGAATCTGACCTCGAAGGGTTTGTCGTTTCTGATAGTGAACTCATGGGTCAGGACATTCCCCTACCTCCTGGACATCAGGCTATCGACAAAGAATGGAATGAATGGGAGCCTACGACTTCGGGTGGAAAGAGTTTCAAGGAAACGATTGATGCGATTGAAAATCGCGTCAGACGCTTAAGTGAGTGACGCGTTTTTTGAAAATCTAAAAAAGATTGCCACATTCAAAAACAATGCTGGCAGCTATATGGTCCGATTTGGACACTCTTTTACACAAAGAAAACGAAGAAAAGCCTGTGAATATAAATTTATGTCGCGAATGTTCGGGAATCAAACTTTTCAGTAAAGAAGGATTACCCACGTGTTCCGAATGCGGTCTCGTAGACTCGTATTTTATTGATGACACTGCCGAGTGGACGAGTGGTGTCACAGATGATGGAAAGGTGAATGATCCGTCGAGGTGCGGAAATCCTAACGCGAATCCCGAACTCTTTTCACAAAACTGGGGTAAGGGGACGATCATTTCGACTCAACGCGGTTCGACGTACGAAAACAAGCGGATGGCGAAGATTAACTTTCACATGTCTATGAACCATAAGGATCGATCGTTGTTTCACGCATATAAGGATATCGATGAGGCGTGTCATACACTCCCGGAAGTTGTTCTAAAAGAGGCGAAGATGTTGTACCGCAAATTCAACGATGAAAAACTCACTCGAGGTGCGGTGCGTTTAGGGATCAAGGCGAACTGCGTACTTTACGCGTGTAGACTTGCCCAGCATCCCAGGACGACGAAGGAGATTGCGGATATGTTTGGAGTTCAGTCGAAAGATATCAGTCGAACGACACAGATGTTCAAAGACACGATCATGGGTGTGACAGAAAAGAATTATGTGACGAAGGCGTTTGATGTCATGCAACGACTCTTGAATTCGTTTAATGTGACTCGGGAACAACGTCTTCAGTGTATTAAACTTTGTAACCTGACGGAAGACTGTGTGAATCTCATGAGCAAAACACCCAATAGCGTAGCATCTGCGATCATCTATATGGTTTTGAGTCCAAATGTGACAAAATTGGAGATGTGTGATAAATGTTCGGTTTCCGTACCGACGTTAAACAAGATTGAGGTGATTATCAAAAAGCACTTAGAGTTTAAAGGTTAGTATTTGTATATAATGACAAAACTCTTTCTCTCGACACCGTGTTATGGGGGTCTTTGTCTAGAGAAATACATGTCTAGTATTATCAAACTTCAACTCCTCCTAATGAAAGAAGGTATTCAATTATATCTCGATACCACAGAAAATGAGTCCCTCGTACATCGCGCCCGTAACGTTTCGGTCGGTCGCTTCATGCAGAAGACAGACTGTGAATATTTCATGTTTGTCGATGCAGATATTCACTTTGATCCCGCCGCAGTCGTCCGTCTCGTCAAGTCTGGTCACGACCTCTCTGTTGCCTGCTATCCCAAAAAGGTTGTCATGTGGGATCAGGCTGCAGAAGCCGTGAAAAATGGCGACGAGAGAGATATGTCCATGCTTTCTTCGAGTCTTGTGATTAATTTCGGAGCGCAGAATCGACCGATCCAGAATGGATTCATCGAGATTCTCGATGGACCGACTGGTTTCATGGTGATTAAACGTTCCGTTTTCAAGACTTTGGAGGAGAAGTTTCCCGAACTCTGGTGTAAAAATGATCACCAGAATCGCGACTTTGATGATTACCACGCATGCTTCGATTGCATGATCGACCCAGGTAATCGTCGCTATCTATCCGAAGATTATGCGTTTTGTCGCCGCTGGCAACAGGCTGATGGTAAGATTTACGCGGATGTGAATACGACACTCGGCCACGTAGGAAATTTGCCGTTCAGTGGATGTCTCAATGATAGGCTTAAGGCTTAGACTCGTGTGAAAAATATGAACTTCGCAACTATCGTCGTCACACGTTCAAAATCCTGTCATGTGAAGACATTACACACAATTTTACGAATCAATATAAAATGCATCGTAAAAAGTCTTATGAATGAAATAGTATATGTTACTGATGACCCATTTGAAAAGGCGCGTATAATTGAACAATATATGAAATCACACGATCGTATCATTTTTATAGACTTCGGTATAGGTATAGACGAGGAGACAATCGCACAATGCTTCGATAATCATGATCATGTGGGTTGTCTCGTGTTTCCGGGTGTCAAAGAGGGTGTCGATTGGGATCTTTTCAAAGCTAAAGTCAAAGAAGGTTCAACCGAACCTGTGAATCAGATGGGTATGCACTTTGATACAGAAGTAGATAAGAAGATCTCCGATAATATTTATAATGTTACAAAAACCAACGCTCGAGCCTGGATGATGAATACAAAACATGTATATAAAACTCTGTCCAAGAACAAGGACACTAAGATTAGCCCAAAGATGTTTGAAAAGTTTCTTCGACAAAATGTACGCGTTTATGCGTTTACGGCAGCTAAGTTGACGATGACGTATACACACGAATGTGTCAGTAACATTCTAAACGCGGCTGGTGTGAAAACCAATTAAAGTTTACGAGTCAATTTGAAACATGTCCAACCCGCTTCACAAATATGTCATAGAGTTTATACATTCCGTATGGGGAAGTAAAGACTATTTTCCGGGACCACAGCCCATTTCGATCGAGCGCAGACATTTTCCAGTCCTAAAGGGTGGAGACTATCTCGTTTGTGAAAAGACGGATGGGGAGCGCCATATGTTGGTGGCACTCACGTATGACGGAAAGAAGAAATGTCTATTTGTAAATCGGGCCTTTCAGATGTTTGAGGTTCCTATCAACTTGAAGAAGAGTGCCTATGATGGGACGATCCTTGATGGAGAGCTCTATGAAGGTACACTTATGGTCTACGACGCCGTTCTCGTCGCCGGAACTTCTGTATGGAACAAAAATCTCAACGAACGTCTCGAGGCTTCGAGAAGTCTCATGAGATCCATCATCTACATGAAGTCAGATAAGTATCGTCTCAAATGTAAGACGTTTCACCATATGAGAGATTATGCGAAGTTTATGGATGAGTATCTTCCGACTGTTCAGCAAAAAATTGATGGACTCGTCTTCACACCTATAAATGAACCCATACGAATCGGCACTCACGAGACGATGTTCAAGTGGAAACCACAAGAGAAGAACACAGTGGACTTTCTCATGAAGAGAGAACCTTCAAGAGAAACTCCGGGATTTAAGCCGGGTATACCCGCGTGGCGCTTATATGTACAGGAAAAGGGGAAGCTCTATTTCGAGAGTGAGATTCCACACAATCGCATCGAGGATGAACCCTGGTTTGAAGATGGTGCCATTGTGGAGTGTAAGTATGTGACTTGGGAAGAACCGATGTGGTGGAAACCCCTAAAGAGGAGAAGAGATAAAACGCATCCAAATAACCGTCGCACGTTTTATAGAACGATCGTGAATATTAAGGAGAATATTCAGATGAAGGAGTTTTTAGATTGTAGGCCACCATAAAAAAAATATAGGTTTAATATAGAACAGATGATACTGGTACTTTTGTTGCTCGTGTGTTGCTGCGTTATAGTAGTCGCCGCGGGTGGTGGTGGTTATTTCTTCTTAGTCCAGAAGAAGGAAGGTGATGAATGTGATGGTGATGACGAGAATGGTACACACGTGATTGATGCCGATGGAAATTGTATCCTTGAATCTTGTGATATAGGTCACAGAAAGGTTGGAGAAGAATGTTTCGAATTTAGTACCAATGCCCCATGTACTCCTTTTGGTACCTCTGATCCTCAAGGTAAGTATGTATATGATTCCGAAGGGAATTGTGTATTTGATTCATGTAATTCGGGATACAATATACTCGGAACCACTTGCGTCGAAGATCAATCTGGTTCCATATGCACACCATCGGACACACCGGATCCACAAGGTAACTATCTAACCAATGCCGCGGGGGTTTGTGTCCTTAATTCATGTAACGTGGGATATGATAAAGTTGGACCCACCTGTATCAAAGATGTAACGGGAGAAGAGTGCGAACCCGAAGATTCCAAGGACCCACATGGTGTGTATCGAATCGGTCAAAGTGGTGGTTGCGATTTTAGTGGTTGTCAATACGGTTACATTTTAAATAATGACACTTGTGAATGGGGAGGTATAAATGCACGATATATTAGTATAATGCGACCCTTTGGTACATATGCCGATCAATCTTCTATACTCAATATAGCAGAAATTGAGGTAGTTGACCCCGCCGGTATAAACGTAGCCTTAAACGCTACAGTCACCGGTGGTCCAGAAAATCACGGTGCTGGGCCGTGGGCTAACTTAACCGATGGGAAATATGACAACTTTGCACATACGTTTGGTGATGGTGTACCATTTATGACTATTGACCTTGGTGCCATGAAGGAAATTGCTAGGGTTGTCATCACTAACAGGGCTGGCTATTCGGGTAGCGGGCGATTGCAGAATGCGAGAGTTTTGTTATTGGATGCAAATGAAGGGATAGTGAAAACAACGGAAAGGATTAAGAATGAAAAAATGAAGATGACATATGATTTTAGAGCAACATCTCCAGCTTGGGAATATGCCGATGCTTAACTTTTTAGATTGTAGACCATGAAATAATATCCAGCTTCATCAGGTAATTCGTGCTCTTGTATCGCATCATCATCCATGAGAAACCATTTGTTCCTACGCTTTACGAAACTCACGTAATGTCCGTCACTTTGACGACCGACGTGTACAGCAGACGCGATGAGATTGTATTCGCGTGAATCTATGATGAGTTTTTCGAGAATGTGTACATGACTCTTGCGGTCGAAAGAAATCATGAGAATTTGTGGCAATTTGGAGAAGACCATTCGCGTCGTCGCGACGTGATGCATCTTTCCATGTGTGTCTTCAAAATTTTCTATGGTACTCCAGTTAGTGCTTTCTGTTAGCATTTTACCCATATCCTTGCCTTCAGAGGTTATCAAATGAACGCTGAAATCTTCTTCATTCGATGACTTTCCTCCCGGCCATATCGTTTCCTGAACCTTCTTACCGTAGAACCAATCTTTGATTTTAGGGTCGGCGCGTTCGAGAATGTCTATGACACACAAGATGGCTTCCTGGACATCATGTTGCTCCCTTTCTCCGAATCTTGGAAACTGTTCTCGGAAATGTGTGAGAAGAGGGTTTATGTCAACATTACCCCGACCCCTCGTCCAGTACACTTTGATCAGTTCACAGTACCTTTTTGTGAATGAACATGTACCACCATATGGGTGTCGTAAGAAATGATTCGTCAAAGCTGGTATATAGAGAAGGCATTGCAGGGCTGTGTTGAAATAACACGTGTTTCCCCGATTTTCGAAACCTTTCATTACATTTTATGCTCAAAAAAGGCTTAAGAGAATGACGCAAATGTAAAAAGACAAGAAAAACAAAATGGATCTCACCGAGAAAGTTCTCCCCATCTTTGAAGCACACAAGAATGAAGGCGACATCGAAGTCGAGATTCGTCTCGGAAAACATAATGGTTCACTCTTCGACACGAACGTCGGCAAAGATGTATGGAAGAGGGTTCTCATGGGTTTAAAAAAGTACGATGGTTGGGATTCGACAAAGATGACAACCTCGGAAGTGTATTACAACGATGCCAATAACGTTCGCATCACAGTTGATGAAGATTCTGGGGAACAGACAATGATCCAAAAGATTGCGGTGGTCAAGGAAGATTTTAAGCGTGATCCCCTCGATGTGCGCTTCTGTGTCGCTCGTGAGATCCCTACATCTGGGGAGTATGAGATGGACCGTAAACGTACGAAGACGAGGCATTCCTTCGTGCGTAAGAACCTCAGCATCGATATGACCATCTCCTCGGGGGACAACGCCGACATGGACTCGGAAGAGGAAGCCTCATACCAAATTGAACTGGAAATCGTAAAGCCTTCAGATGTTGATTC